TCGGTCCGAGGAGAAGAATCCCGAACGCGCCACATTAATTAAGGACATACGTTGCCAATTCTTCCAGTCCTTCCATGCACTCCCTACGCGGTCCTGAGCATCACAGTAATCAGAAAAGTCAGCAAAGACACAGAAGGGATCATGATTCAATAAATTATCTAAAAGTGGGCGGAAAGTATCTTTATTACCATTACTAAAATGTCCTCCTTTGACAAGGTTTATTACTTCCCATAATTCAGAACTCACATGACTCTTGGGATCATATCCATTCTGCCATAGTTCTGCAATACCTTTCTCATCATTACCAAATAAGAAGAAATTATCTTCTCCCACCAAATCACGTATCTCTACATTAGCACCATCTAATGTACCAATAGTAACAGCACCGTTCATTTGGAACTTCATGTTACCTGTACCAGATGCCTCCTTACCAGCAGTAGAGATCTGTTCTGATAAATCAGCAGCAGGATATACCTTCTCCCCTAACTTCACACTGTAGTTGGGAAGAAATACTACACGTAACTGACCATCCATATCGGGATCAGTATTAACCACTTCTGCAATATTACAAATAAAATTAATAATATGCTTGGCCATATAATATCCTGGTGCTGCTTTACCACCAAATATTACCGTTCTTGGAACTATATCATGTCCATTCTTAACACGAAGATATTGAGAGATAATCCACAAAGCGAGTAAATGTTGTCTCTTATATTCATGGATCCTCTTAACCTGTACATCAAACATGCTTGAGGGATCTACTGATATAGCAAGTTCATTATGGATATAAGTGGCAAGATTATGTTTACCAAGTACTTTTGCTTCGGCAAACTTCTCCATTAAATCAGGATTATCTATATGATTCTCCAGATTTCTAAGTTGTTCACCATCAGTAATCCATCCTGATGCATACTCATCCAATACTTCAACCAAAGCAGGATTAGATGCAGACACCCATCTTCTGGGAGTTACACCATTGGTTACATTAGTAAACTTATGGGGCCACAGATCATTAAACTCTGGCATCAGTTGGGTCTTAACTAATTCAGAATGTAAGGCAGCAACACCATTCACATGATGTGAACCAATAGTTGCAAGATTTGCCATACGAACTGACTTATTTCCACTCTCATCAATGATAGACATCTTCTCTAACATCTTATCATCACCTGGATAATGAAGTCTTACTACCTGTAAGAACCTTCTATTAATCTCATAGATAACCTCCATATGACGTGGAAGAAGAGTCTTAAAGAGTTTAAGATCCCACTTCTCTAATGCCTCTGGAAGAAGAGTATGATTAGTATATGAAATAGTCTTACTTGTAATCTCCCATGCCACTTCCCATTCTACATGTTTAAGATCAACCAGAATTCTCATCATCTCCGCAACCGCAATTGCTGGATGAGTATCGTTAAGTTGAACTTGATATCTATTTGGAAACTCTTCTAAAGGTACATGGCACTTCTCCAGATTCCTAACCATATCATGAAGAGAAGCACTTACAAAAAAGAATTGTTGCTTTAATCTTAATATCTTCCCGGCATCTGTACCATCATTAGGATAGAGGACTTTAGAGATAGTTTCAGAAGTAACACTCTGTTCTACTGAACCCATGTAGTCTCCTATATTAAAAGCATAGAAGTCAAAGATCTCCGTAGCATCTGCTCTCCACAATCTCAACCTATTACAACAATTAACTTTATACCCTAATTGTAATACATCATAAGGGACGGCAACTACAGATTCCTCTGGAATCCAACGTACTCTATAATTTTCTCTATCGGAAATATAGTTCTCTACTCTTCCTCCAAAACCTACTAGTACAGATTCGTCTGGTTGTGCAAGTTCCCACGGCCAATTACCATGCAACCAATTATCAGTAACCTCCATCTGTTGGTTCTCTCTGATAATCTGTTTGAACATTCCAAACTTATACCGGATACCATAACCAGTAGCAGGTACACGAAGAGTCGCCAAGGACTCCATATAACACGCTGCAAGACGACCTAAACCACCATTACCTAATCCAGGTTCCTCTGCTAACTCAAGGACCTGTTCTAGGGTTAAGTCATACTCATGCAATGCTTCTCTGGCTTCTTTTTCGATGCCCAAATTGAGAAGATTATTTCCCAGTTGAGGTCCTATTAAAAACTCTGCTGAGAGGTATGCAACCTCTTTCTCATTATTACATACTTCTGGAGCAAGATGATAAGACATCATCTGATCTCTAACGGCATAACATAATGCCATGTAGATATCACGAGAACTGGCTAATTCAGGACGTTTACCTAAGGTATAATAAAGACGTTCCTTTATACCATTATAGAGATTGTTCACGGCAAAAGTTTCCTCACACGGGTACTAGGGCGTTTCCGTTTCCCATGTATATGGGTGAGGTAGAAATTTGAGTAGTTAACAATCACTAAAAGAATTAATAATATAGTGTTAACCATTTACTCCTCTGCAGTTTTACCCTTCTTACCTATATTATACTTCTGTTCTAAAATCCAGTCACCTTTGTCTTTATATGACAACACTTTGATTTGATTTAAAGGTGCTATATCAGAAACAGATTCTGCCTTAACCACGCTAATAAGTCCCCAATCACCCAATAAACGAGTAATGCGGTTACGTCGCTGTACATCATTAAGTGTAAGATTGGCGTGTTTACCATCTAGTGCAAATAATTCTTTAAAATGCACAATGTAATATCTTCCCTGCTTGTGCAAAATATGACAAGATTGATATAACTTCTTTTCCTTGCGAGATGCTACACCAATTCTTGTGAGAGTTTCTCTAACCTTGAGGAAGTCATCAGGTTCATTAAGAGTTACTTCTACCATTTGGTCTTGCGACCACTTGACTTCAGGTTCTGCAGTAGAACTAGTCATTTCGATCCTCCAGTTTCAAGTCGTTGTTTAATAAATTCCAGTTGTTGTTTTGATAAAATTTTCAGTGCTTGAGATGCTTTCTCATTACTATAACCATAGTATTGTTTCACACTTTGGAGATCCGTGACTTTATCCTTACGGAGCCAGGGAGAAAATCTCTTCTTTTTCCTCAAAGTATTTAGATAAAAAGAATATTGCATATCCTTATCAAGGAAAGAGTATTTATTCATTTCATTGACAAACATTACACAATCAAGATTACCAGATAAACAACGATTGATAATATATGGAGCATAATCTCTTATGCAATCGGGGTCCTCTTCAATAAGATTATTCTTATTAAAATTAATAGAATTAAGCCAATCTTTCAGTTCCATAATTAAAAAGTAAGAGTTCCTTTCTTTCTTTTTGATCTCTCATATATTCACCAACGGAACGCATAGTATAAGTTAAATCAAACTCTGCTGCCTTCCAGTTCTTGAATCTATCTTTGACCAACTGATCTGAATTATAACTGATAAGCATAGGAATGTCATACTTATCACAATCCGCTGCAAACTTATCATGATCAAATCCACTATGCATAGATCCTTTATTTCCATAAAGATTATCCTTAATATCATAAGGAGGATCTAGGTACATAAAAATACCATCATGCATCTCATTAGTCATTAAATGTTCATATGAATATCCATTTATATGCCAATGAGAAATTAAACTAGAATACCCAGGCAACTTCTCAATTCCTCTCATAGAGAAATTAGATACTGATGCCTGTCTTGAGAAAGAAGAACTTTCAGTTAACCCACTAAAGGAGCACTTATTAACAATATAAAAGGCAGCAGCACGTTCAATACTGTCAATGTTAGTAGTATTAATTACTTCTTTACAGTTAAGAAAAAGTTCTTGTGCTGGAAATTCGGTATCCTTTTCTTTTCTTAATTCTTTAGGAGGATCGGGATGAGTAAGTTTATATTGCTTTAATTTTTCGGTTAACTCATCACCAAATGTTTGTAACACTACCCAAAAATTGACTAGTGGTTCATACAAATCATTAACAGTAATCTTTAAATGTGGATACTTCTTGGTTACATGAAGTGCTACACTTCCCCCACCCAGGAAAGGTTCCCTAAACTCCACATACTCACGTAGGTCGGGAAAATAAGAATCCATTTTGGTACAAGCACGAGACTTCCCTCCAGGATAACGTAAAGGGGTTTTCAAAGATTTCAAAGATTTCATGATAATTCTTTAATTTTATCTCTCCAATACTGACGATCTTCTTCTGAGATCCAAGGATTATGTCTTTGAACCCAAGCATGTTGCAACCATTCTTTCTTGGTCCAATCTTTTCTTGGTTCCTTAATATAATCCTGTAAACTCATTATTACCAATCAGGATAATGGTCCATATTAGCAATGTA